GTCCTCTTGTATCGCACGCCGATTTGAGGGGTTTTAACAAGGGTCAGATTTACGATTTAGGAGGTGAGGAAGTGGCAAACAAGTCCCCAGCAAGGCGAGAGCCATTTTACAAGCAAAATGACCGTTTTCTACCGCTTGACCCACCAAACTACTTAGGGACAGTGGCGAGGACGGTTTGGACTAAAATCATTCCATTTTTAAAAGCCACAGAAAAGGTCGAGCGAATCGATACGTTTCTAGTGGAGACCTACTGCACGACCTATGAGATTTACAAGAAAGCCTATGAGGACGTGAAAGAAAACGGTATCCAAACCGAGATCATCAAAGTGATTCAATCGCCTGGGACTGGTGAAATTCTAGGCGAGCAGTCTATGGGATTTAAGAAAAACCCAGCCGTTGCGACTATGAAAGACGCTGCTGAAACCCTTAATAAAATAGGGATTCAGCTAGGTCTAACACCTAAAGGAAGGGCTGAATTGGCTGAAATAGCCGGAAGTCAAGCGGATAATTCTTCGATGAAAGATAAAATGGCAGCGTTCTTTAAATAAAGGAGGTGAAACATGCAAAAGATTGATTTAACCAAATCAAAAGATGTAATCGGTGCTTATAAAAGTATCGATTTTTCTTTTGAGCGAAAGACTTATACAGATTATGGCACACAATACTGTTTTGATGTGCTAGATGGTAAGATTGTCGCTGGCTATAACATTCAACTGGCATGCTTCAGACACCTCCGAGATTTGCAAAGACAAGGGGATAGCGATTTTCCTTATGTCTATTCGGTTGATGCGTTTAACCGTTTCTTGAAATTCCTATCATTAGTGCCGAATGTCGATGATCTAAGCCAAAAACTAGAGCCTATGGATTGGCAGTATTTCATATTTGCCCAACTCTTTGCGTGGTTTGATTTGGACAATGTTCCGAGGTTTTCAAACATTATCATTTCCATTGCACGTTCGCAAGGGAAAACCATGATAGCTGGTATTTGCCTTAATTTCTCTTATTTGATTGAGATTATCGGGCAAAGTAACCAAGATTTCCTTGTTAGCTCGCTAAACTTCGACCAAACGATGAAGCTATACACTTATGTTAAATCTATGATGGCTAGAATCATAGAGAATGAGCCGTTTAAGTCGCTAGCAGAAGAAACACAAGTCCAATTATATTCACGAGAAATTAAATCTCTCGTAGATGCCAATACTATTCATACTATCTCGTTTGAATCTGGTAAATTTGACGGTAAACACTTTAAACTGGCAGTAGCGGACGAGGTCGGTGAGCTTAGAACGGATGAAGGTATTTCTAAAATCACATCCGGACAAGTTAACACCGAGGGTTCACGCTTTATTGAAATTTCGACTTCTTACCAAACGCCCGATGTTCCATTCCACCAAGAGCAAAAGAAACTGATTGAGATTATGGAGCGTGACTTTGACCGTTCCGGTGATGACCAGTTATGTTTAATCTGGTCTCAAGATAACCTAGAAGAAGTGTTTAAACCAGAAACATGGGCAAAGAGTAACCCACTGCTTAACCACCCTAAACTAAAGGATGGATTGATGAAAGGGCTACTTTCTGAACGTGATAAGAAACTGCTCATGGGAAAACTGGCTGATTTCCAAGTTAAAAACATGAATTGCTGGCTATTGGCAGATAGCAACAGTTTCCTTGATTTAGACGACATTGAGAATGCAGTCGTTGATGAATTTGAAATCAAGGGGAAGCGTGTATATGTCGGTCTGGATGCTTCAATGTTTAGCGATAATACAGCTATCGGTTTTGTTTATCCGTATGTTTTGGAAGACGGTAGCCAGAAATGGCATATCGAACAACACAGTTTTATTCCTTGGCAACAAGCGGGCTCGTTGGAAGCCAAAATGGAACAAGATGGTGTCAATTATAGAGACTTGGAAACCAAGGGTTTTTGTACGATTACAAGCCACCCACAAGGGCTTATCAATCCGGAAGAAGTCTATCGGTGGTTTTGTGAGTATGTCGAAGACAACCAACTTGATGTGGTCTTTTTTGGCTATGACGCTATGATGGTTAATAAAATAATCAAGGCTTTGGAATCTAACACTAGTTTCCCAATGATGCCAATTAGACAGCGTACAAGCGAATTGAAAGACCCTACAAAATTCCTTCAAACGCTCTTTATTGAGGGCAATATTACTCGTTTAGATGATGAAATCATGCGAAAATCACTGATAAATGCGGTAATCAAGGAAGATAATATCGGTATTCAAGTAGATAAAATGAAATCTACTTACAAAATCGACGTGGTGGATGCCCTTATAGACGCATTCTATGACGGTATGTATGCGTTCGAAGACTACGCTATCACCAACAATCCAACGTGGAAGGTCGAACACATGAGCCAGGAAGCAGTGTTGAATTGGCTTAAAAACCCAGATAGTGGGCTATTAGAGGAGTATTAATACATGATTTTGAAGTTTTTTAAGGCGATTTGGGCAGTTTTTGACATTCTTATGTTTATTTTGGCTGCGATTTCGCTTAATCTCACCACTTACCACATTGGCTATGTATGGTTTGGCATTAGTATGACAATCACGTTCGTGCTAGCTGGGCTAGTGAGTGAGCTAGCTGCCAAAAAAGGCTAGAAAGGAGGTGATAACGATTGCCAGTATTTAATATAACCAATCTCGCAACAGAGAGCCCACCTAGTAACCAAGGGGGCTTTTTTGATATTACTGATCCAGAGTTTTTAGCCACTTTGAATGGTAGCGAGTGGGTTTCAGCCGAGACTGCTCTTAAAAACTCAGACCTATTCTCTATTATCAGTCAGCTATCTAACGACCTTGCGACTGCCAAGTTAACGACTAGCCGAAAACAGTTACAAGGTATTGTGGATAACCCGTCAAACAATGCTAACCGCTTTAATTTCTATCAGTCTATCTTTGCTCAAATGCTATTGGGCGGGGAAGCCTTTGCTTATCGTTGGAGAAATGACAACGGCCGTGATATGAAGTGGGAGTATTTAAGACCGTCTCAAGTCTCTTTCAACCGATTGGACAATCAGAATGGGCTTTATTACAACATCACTTTTGATGATCCACGCATTCCACCAAAACAGCACGTTCCGCAAAGCGATATCTTACATTTTAGATTGCTATCCGTGGACGGTGGTTTGACAAGCGTAAGTCCATTGATGGCTCTTGGTAGAGAATTGGATATTCAAAAAGCCAGTGATAAGCTAACGCTCAACTCTCTTAAGAACGCCCTAAATGCTAATGGTATTTTGAAGATTAAGGGCGGTGGTTTGCTCGATTTCAAAACTAAGGTCTCACGCTCTCGACAAGCGATGAAGCAAATGCAAGGCGGTCCGTTGGTACTGGACGATTTAGAGGACTTCACACCTCTTGAAATCAAGTCCAACGTGGCCCAACTACTTAAGCAAGCGGACTGGACGACCGGACAATTTGCAAAGGTCTACGGTATCCCAGAGAATGTTGTCGGTGGACAAGGTGACCAACAATCATCACTAGAAATGAGTTCAAACGTCTATTCTAAAGCAGTAGTACGCTATTTAAGGCCATTCCTTAGTGAGTTATCTCAGAAACTTTCATGCGATGTGGATGCAGATATTTTCCCAGCGGTTGATCCGACTGGTGCTAACTATATCAGCCGTATCAATAGCATGGTTAAAAGTGGCACACTCGCACAGAATCAAGGCTTGTATATTTTGCAACAAGCTGAAATTCTACCTAAAGAGTTGCCAGAGGGTAAAAACCCTAACCGAACCACGTTGAAAGGAGGTGAGACAAATGGGCAAGATTGACATTAAAGGCGATATTGTAAGTGATGATGCTGGTGCTTTTTACGAATACTTTGGCATGTCTAGTACCTATCCAAAACTGGTACAAGATGCCATTGCGAACGATGAAGACGAAGAAATCACACTTAATATAGCGTCAAATGGTGGCGATGTGTTCGCAGCAAGCGAAATCTATACTATGCTTAAGGCTAGTGGCAAGCGTGTCTTGGTTAATGTGCAAGGGCTTGCTGCTAGTGCAGCGAGTGTTATTTCTATGGCCGGCGATACCGTGCGTATCAGTCCAACGGCACATATCATGATTCACAAAGCGTCTACTGGTATTGTTGGTAATAGCGATGACCTAGAACATCAATCGGCAGTATTGAATAGCATTGATGAATCAATCGCTTTGGCTTACGAAATGAAAACTGGTCTAAAACAACCAGAATTATTAGACCTCATGGCTAAAGAGACATGGCTTAACGCTAAAACCGCTGTTGATAAAGGCTTTGCGGATGAAATCATGTTTTTCGACAACGATGAAGAAGAAATCATGGTTACTAATGCAGTACATCAACTACCAAGCAAATCAGCAATCACTAAATTTAAGAATATGATTGCTACACCTAAAACCAATTCATTGCGTGAGCAAAAATTGGCAATTTTACTTGAAAAATGAAAGGAAGATGATTGATGAAAACATCAAACGAATTGCATGACCTTTGGGTTGCTCAAGGAGACAAGGTCGAAA